GAAACAGTACCTCCAGTTGGACCAAGAAAAACTAAAAGATATATTACAGAAGGCTTAACATATGTTAAAAATATGAATAAGTGGGAAGCTGCAGATAATTATGCAAAGGATAGAGGATGGGAGTTTCAAGTATGGACTGAAAAAACTTTACAAGAAATGAAACTTTTAACTAAGCCTGTCCCAGGTAAACTTAAGAAGTATAAACCTCTACCTACATATCGAAAAAAGCGTAAGAAAAGATATAAATAGACTTATGAGTAATTTATTTCAAAGATTAGAACTTGAAGCATTTAGAAAAGGTATTACACCTCGAACACAAGAATCTCGAGACTGGTTTCGTCGTCGTGTACAAAGACTTACAAGAGTGAATCGTGAAGCATTAATGAGAGAAGATGAGATTAATAAAGTAAGTAGTCCTTTGCTTGGTAGTATGATGATGTTTTTCTATGATCCTAAGCTTAAAGACAAGCTTCCATACTACGATACTTTTCCATTGGTTATACCAGTTGAAAAAGCAGAAGGTGGATTTAGAGGTTTAAATTTACATTACATTCCTCCAGTTTTAAGAGCAAAGTTTTTGGATAGTTTACTTGACGTAGTTAACAATAAAAAATATGATGAGTCAACGCGATTTACTTTAACATACAGTTTACTTAAAGGTGCATCGAGATTTAGATTCTTTCAACCGTGTTTTAAACATTATCTTTTAAATCACGTTAAATCTAGGTTTGCTCAAGTACCAGCACCTGAATGGGAGATAGCTACATTCTTACCAACAGCAAGTTGGAAGAAAGCTCCTGCAGGTAGAGTATATTCAGATTCGAGGAACATATCAAATGGCTAGTAGTGTAGATGAATTAAAAGCTTTAGCTAATACAAAATTAGGATTTGCTCGAGCAAATAGGTTCTTGGTCACAATGCCAACTAGCTTCGGCGGAGGCGGCGGATTATTAGGTGGTATAATTGGAATGTTAACAGGCGGCGGAGGTGGAGCATCTGGTAGAGAATTAAATATTCTTTGCTCGAATGCAACTATGCCCGGCAAGGTTACATTAACTAATGACAGAAGAATCGGAATGGAATTTCAAAAAGTAGCATATGGGTATGCCGTCGACGATGTTGCAATGACTTTCTATTTAATGAATGATTACGGCGTAAAAGAATACTTTGATGCATGGAGAAATACTGCAATTCCAGAAGATGGAGCCAAAGCATTTACAAGTAACTACAAGAGTCAGTATGCTAAGTCTATAACTATACACCAGTTACGTCAACCATTAAAAGGATTTAGTAAACAGGTTGGACCAATTAGGTTTAGTGGTGGAATAGGTGGAGGATCAGTTTATTCAGTAGAGTTACTGGAAGCTTTTCCTGTGTCAACTAGCGCAATAGAATTAAATAACGAATTAGATGGATTAGTTCAATTAACTGTAACTTTTGCATATACAAATTGGGCTCGCGCAAGTAGCACTCAAGGATTTATTAACATGGATATTGATACACCTCTCGGTGGAATTGATATATTATAAGGAGTAGAATAGTATGGGATTACCTAAATTAAATGACGTACCAAAGTATAGAGCTGTGGTACCTTCAACAAATAATGAAATTACATTTAGGCCTTTTTTAGTTAAAGAAGAGAAAATTTTATTAATAGGTTTAGAAACACAAGACGCTATGCAAATAGCTAGTGCCGTAATGGACACGGTTAAATCATGTGTATACGAAGAATTAGACATGAGGTCTTTAACTTCATATGACATTGAATTTTTATTTTTAAAGATAAGAGCAAAGTCAGTTGGAGAAACATCTAAGTTGGTTTTTAAATGTAAAGAATGTGCAACTGAAAATGATGTTAGAGTTAATATTGACGATATAAACATAAAAGTTGATAACAGTAATAATAAAATTAATATAACTGATAAGATAATAGTTGAAATGAAGCATCCTACTTTTAGTCAAATGGCGGCTAGTGAATCACTAAACGAAAAATCTCCAACAGTTCAGGTGTTTGGATTAATAAGAGAATCAATAAATTCTGTCATGACAGATGATGAAAGAATTGATATGAGAGATATTGAAAAAGAAGAATTTCAAGAATTTATCGAATCAATGACACAAGAACAGTTTACTAAGATAAGAGAATATATTGAAAATATACCTAAGTTATCTCATGATATTGAATTTGATTGCATTAAATGTAACACACATAATGAAATTAAAGTGGAGGGCCTGCAAAGTTTTTTATAATAAGTCTATCTCATAATTCATTAAGTAATTATTATGAAACTAATTTTAACTTAATGCAACATCATAAATATTCTTTAAGTGAGATAGACAATTTGATACCATGGGAAAAAGAAGTTTATGTGGGAATGCTAATAGATCACATAAGAGAAGAAGAAAGCAAACAAGAAAGAAGATAACATGGCAAGAAGATATTCAACATTAGGTGATGTTATTGATCAACTTAAAACGAACAATGACTCTAGCATAGATACAACGCAAGCAGTTGATAGTTTACATAATACTGTATCAAGTTACTTTGTTAAAAAATCTAAAATAGATCTTGAAGCATCTAGAGAAAAATCTACCGCCAAAGCAAAAAAGGCGGCTGGATCTGGTATCACTGAACAAGTTAAAAAAGCAGATAGTGGTTTACTTGGAAGCTTAAAAGGTTTAAAGGGAATAGGTTTCTTAGGCGGTCTTGCATTATTGGCTAAAGTTGTTGGAGGCGGTGTCATAAAGTTATTGGCAGCATTAGGACCTGCAGGTGTTGGATTAGGTGCATTCTTTCTAGGATTATCTAGTGCAGAAGCCATCATACAAAAATTTGCATCAAAGGATGCTGGCGAAGGTATAAAAAAATTATTACAAAATTTAGCTGCAGGTTTAAGCGCTTTTGGTAAAAAAGAATTCTTAGCATTAGGTACCGTTTTAGCAGCAGGTATGATATTCCCAAAAAGTACTGTAAAAGGTCTAGGAGCAGTTGGCTTAGGCATGGCTGCATTTTTTACTTCATTAGCTGGAGCAGATGCTCTAATGTCTATGATGGGCGGTGATCAAGGAGAAAACTTAAAGAAATTATTAGAAAATCTTGCAGGTGGTCTTAGCGCATTTGGATCTAAAGAGTTTGCAGCACTAGGTGCTGCTATGGCATCAGGCGCGTTATTAGGTTTATTTCCTGGAGGTGCTCAAGCAGCTGCATTAGGAATTGCATCAATAGGTGTCGGTATTGGTGCTTTTATTACGTCTTTAGCTGGATTTTCTAAGCTAGGTGCTGTATTAGGTGTTGATGGAAGTGCATTTAAAACTTTAGTTACTAATATAGCTGGAGGATTAACAGCATTAAATAAAGTAGAAGCCGAAGGTTTATTGAGTAAAGTCGGTGCAATTGCTGGAATTGGACCTGCTTTATTATCAGCAATGGTAGGCTCAGGTGGTGTTCAGTTAGTTGATAATCTAATCGATGGCGCTAAAAAAATTGTTAACTTTTTATTTGGAACAGACCTCAAAGATCAAAAGACAACCAGAGCAAATATGATTCAATCCATGGTTGATGCTATGGAACCTCTCAAAAGTATTGATATATCAGTTGCTGACAATTTAGATAGGCTTAGTGGTGCATTAAAGAAATTTATGGATAACTTAAATGACTTAGGAAAGATAAGTCTTAAGGGATTTGAAAAAAGTGTCAAAGACATGATTGCTGGAATGGGTATTCAGCTTGATTTAATTGATAAGATGGCTAATGGTGGAAAAGTAGGTAGTGGATATTTTGATGGAATACCTGAAGTTGATTTTGGCAAAGGATTTTTATCTCCAGACTTGAAGGTCGATGATTTAGTCAAACAGATGAATAAAGTAAATATGATATTAGGTAAGACTAATACAATACAACCTGCTAATCAACTCCAAAAAAATAATATAGATCCAGTTGATACTGGAAAATCTACAGCTCCTTCTGGTACAACTAACAATCAAACAATAAGCAATAAAAATACAACAAATGCTTTAATATCAAATGGCCCTGCAGTTGATATACAGGACCAGTTGGTTGTTGGATTTGGTACTTAATCTTGCTTTGCAAGTTTAGAGAAATAAGATAAAGTATCCTCATCTTCACTACTCATTTCTGCTGCAGTGACTGGCTCAACGGCCGGCTCAGGATTATTTAACTTAATTTCTTCT